AAAAACTCATTAGTATTTGGTTGAACAGCAATTCTTTCTTGAATCGTTGGAACCCCTAATTGTTTAAAGGATGTATCAATTACTTTGGTATATTGATTTTTATTATATACCTGTTTTTGAAATTTTACATTTTCACTCATCCGTTAATAACTTTAAAATAATAGTTATCGTCAAATATGATTGTCGAACCGTTGATAATAGTTTTAATTAAAACTTTATAATATCTTTCAGGTTCTAAACCGCTCATATAAACTGTAAAATAATTACCATTTGCATCCGAACTAATTTGAGTATATAATGTATCGAAGTTAACAACAAATTCGTTGGTAGCCAAGTCTTTTATAGCATAATATGAACTAGTTGGTAAATAATTTAAAGCAGTAAATAGAGAAGATGTTTGAAATGATTGTTTTGGATATAAAGGACTTACATTTACATAAAATCTATTTATACTTTCTGGAAAAAATTCACCTGGATTTTCAGCTAAGGACATTTTTAGGTCTACTGTGTTTACTATACTTGAAGTAGCTGATCCTGTTAGTACTGTAGTATAATCTCTCCATTGAAATTCTAATGTTGGAGGGTAAATTGTGTTTGTATCAACACTATAATATTTAAATGTAGGTTGAACATATTCACTTAGGTTAAATTCAGATGAACCTGAAAGTTTTACTAAAAATCCATTATTAATGATTGCTGAGCTAGACCAGGCATTAACTATAGTTTTAACACCTAATTCAATATCTTTAGTTGAACGTAAACCAAATGATGCAGTTACTAAGTAAATAGAAGATGTAAAAAAATTACCTCCTCCTTGAGTAGAATATGATGGATTAAATGAGCTTGTATAGTATCCACCGGTTGTGCTTCCACTAGGAAGCCATGGGTTTGAGCCGGAATATGAAGCATATGTCCAAGAAGATCCATCTTCAACTATTGGATTATCTAAAGCATATCCCGTACCATTATTCCATGATTGAGCTACGGTACGTAATTCTAAAGTTGTGTTTTGATTAATACCTTGTGCTTCAGCTATAAAGTTTTTAAGATATATGTCGTATGAACTACCACTAATCTTATTACTTATAACATCTATAATTTCAGTATTATCGAATTGAATAAGATATCGAGCTACTGTTGGTAACCCGTCAAGATCAATTTTATTAGATACTTCTAAGATAGCATCCAATCCTGTATTCATAGTTGGATATGATGTGTATAAAGTAGAGTCTTGGGAAGGGAATAGTTTATATATAGCCATTATATATTTTATTATAAATATGGCATTATAAAGGAACTACTTTACCTTTAATATCTAAATTAGGGTATTTTACTTCAAAAATGCTAGGATCTAATGATGGATAAATAACATTATTTTGTGTTGCTCCAGTTATATCATAAGCATATTGAGAATATCCTGAAGTGGTTCCTGCTTTATTTGAAATTGAAATATTTTTAACGGATTGGACACCTTTAATTTTATCAAGGAGAATATATAAATCTCTTAAGAAAATTGGTTGGTTTAATTGCCAATTATTAGTATTGAAATATGTTTGAAAAGCAGTAATACATGCCAATAATACTTCATTGTTATTATATTCCGGAAGTATTATGATTTCAAAATCAACTCCAATATTAATAACATAAGCATCTCGTATTTCAATATTATCACCAATCATTCTATATTGGGATAGATATGTTCTTAAATTATTCTTTAATGTATCATTAGCATAATCTAATTGACCTTGAGAATTCAAAGATAAAACATATAAATTCAATGTTTCAATAGTGGAAACTTGTTGGTCTGTAAGTTTAGGTTGTTCAATAAATGCTTTAGAAACTACACCATAATCAGAAGGCATACTTAAAGCTCTAACCAAATAATCTTCTGCTGTAACGGAGCGTTGTTGGGAAGCTGCTATTGCTAGAGTATTTTGTCTAATTTCTTCTAACGTATCTCCACCTCTACCTCCAGAAGCAGCATCTGGGTTATTTGTGGATAATGAGGCAAATATGTAATTAGCTGTGGTACTGTTAAGATTAATATTATTAAACTTTGTATTGGACGTATTTAATCCTGTTAAAGTATTAGCTACAATATTTGAACCTACACCCCCACCAGTTAAATATCTTACTGTTAAAGTAGTATTAGATGGTGAAATACCATATGTTCCTGTATATAAAAAATTTACAGGTGAATATGCTGTTGTAAGTTTATCTTTTTCAAATGGTAAACCAATCCCAACATTATCGGGGTTGGGAGTAATTTCTTCTGTAGTTATATTTGGGGATCCTGCTCCAAATTGGATTTGGATGTTTGTAAGAGATGTGAAACGAGTTGCAAAACGTCGAGCTACTTTTTTAAGTTTAAGTAGGTAAGGTGTATCACTATTTGCATTTGGATCATTAATATTAGTATTTTTAACAGTGTCTAATACCATTTCTTGACCTAAATGATCTACTTCATACCATATATTCCCATCAGAATCAGTAACATCTAATATTTTTATAAGATTATTACCTTGTAAATTTATTGTTTGATATTGTTGTGGAACACCAAAAGAATATGTAGAAGTATTAACAGCTGCAGATATAGCTTTTCTACTTTTTTTTAATAGAAAATATTGTGGTGCATTACCTGAAATTTGGTAAACTGAAACTTCTGTTGGGTCTTGGGAACTTGAAACAGAAAAATCTATTTTATCTTGAATTAAAAATGATGATCCATTTTGTGACGTTACTGTTGTATCTTCACCAATAGTAATAGCATAGTCATAATCAGGTACCGCAGAACCACTAACGGTTTTTGCTGGTAATTGTTGATAGAAATCAACTATAGTTTGTGCTACACCTGTTGTTTTTGGTTTATAACCAAACATATATGCTAACTCAAATACATTGTTTGTCTGTTGAGCATATTGAACGAATGTTTCTTGAAATTGGTTATCTAAATAAAATGATAAAACATCTCCAACATATGAAGCTTGTTCCATAAACATTATCCCTGGGGATGTTGCTGAGAAGTCAGTATATGTGTTTGGAAAATATGTTCTAGCATATTCTATTAAACGAGCTCTAAAATCTGTAAAGTCGCGATTGATATATTTTATATCTCTATTTGTTGTAGCCATTTTAGAATTCGAAATTTATTTCTTCGTTAATGTTTGAATTAGCAACCGAGTATTTTAAATTAACCGTAATTACATTAAAATCATCATTTCTTAATACATCTAATGAATTAACTATAACTGTTGGAAAATATATTTCCATTTTGGAAGCAACATTTTCTTTAAGTCCTGTTAATGTACCTTCAGCTATTTGTTCAAATATAAATGCTCTTAAACCACCCCCAAATGTTGGGTTTAAAGGAAGTTCTCCAGGATTAGTTAAAAAAAAGTTAATTATATTATTTTTTATTGCTTGAGATGTTAAATAATTAGATGTAAACACCGCAGGACCACTAAATGGAAGATTTACCCCAACGGCAACGTTAGGATTTAAATCAACTGGGTTTATACTCTGCGGGTTAAATGGCATTATTTAGTGTTTAAAAGTCCCATAATTTGATCCATACCTAATTCACCTGATCCTAAATTTCCATTTACAGGGTCACCTTGTGGTTTGAATGAGGGTTGTGCGTCTTGTGAAGTAAAACTCATAGCGGTTTCACCTAATACTTCAGCATATTTTGATCTAAAGTCTATTGAAGGTGGAGCGTAAGATGGTGGATTAGGGGGTGGTGGTCCTGGGGTATATGATTCTCTAACTATTTGTTTAGGAGATCTTACTGCTTCCAATAAAATATCCTTCAATTCTTCTTGAATTGCTTCTCTTACAGCTTCTTTAATTAATTTTTTAAAATCGGTACTTTTCATATGGTTATAAATATAGGGTTAATCTGCTTTTAAATTATTTTGTTGAATATAGAATACAAGCTCATCTATTAATATCTGATCAATTGAACTAAATGACAACTCTCCTTGCAACATTACTACACCTTGTTTATTTCTAGCTATAGCTCGTCTACGTTTTAAGGGTTTATCTGTTACCTCGGTTATAACACCCATTTCAAATCCATTTACATTTGTAACTACAGGGGATAATTGGGTTGATTGTTGATCAGTTAAAGCGGTCAATTCTAAAGCTACGCTTTCTTGATCAGCATCTGGGTAGCATTTTTGTACCAGTTGATCAAGTAAATTAAGTAAATCAATTGCTTGGGTTAATACTTGTTTTAAAAGTACTAATATGGATAAGGTTCCTGCACTAACTGATTTTAATTGGTCAATGTTTTTACTTAAAAATCTATTAAGTCCTGGGGGAAATGGGTTAAGAAATGTTGGGGTATTTTCTGCAGTAAAAAAAGTAATATCTAATGCTATAAGAATTCCCTCAGTAATACCTA